AGCCAGCCACTGCACACAGTGCGATGATTCCAAGTTCGATGCCCATCTGTTTAACTCCATATCTGTTTAACCACTCTATGGTTCTCATTATACACGGTACCAGATCATAGGCAAGGGGTAGAATGTAAAGAACAGTAAATACTACAACCCCCGCTCTCTAGCTACTACAGTATATAGCAGCTAGTTCACTGTTGCCCCACGGTCAAAGGCTCCACAGTGGTGGTTTTGGTACTGTACAAACCGGATTCACAGGCTACCCAATACTACCCCACTGCCCCCACCAAAACACGCTCAGAGCCCCATACAGAGCCACTGAGAGAGTAGTACTCTGAGGAATGACTGAATCAAATACGAATGAATGTAAGGAATGTATATAGCCCCGGAATTCATATGGAGGGGGTTAAGCCCCCCAATAAACATCTGTCAAGGCATATAATGTAAAGTTATGTAAAGAAATGTTAATATAAGGGCACGTAGAGTAAAGTATGGGTAAAGAAAAGTAAAGCTAATGGTGCCCTGTTGATTAAAGTGGCTAGATATTTTAAAATATCCATGAGGGATGGTATAGTTCGGATGTGGGAGCTTAAGCCCCAATGCCAGTATTCAAGCGGGTTATAGCGGTGGGGTGTATACCAGAGATTTAATACGGAAGACGATATTTTCTCCAGGATATTTGCCACAGTGATCACCAACAGGAGGTGAATATTTCTCCCCTGGAGATATTTTGTGGGGTATACTTGGGTATGGTATTAACTATAAGGGAGATCGTAGTATGTAAGGGGCTTGCCCCCTACCACCCCCAAATAGCAGCCAGTGGAAGTATTGACATACCCTGATTTACTGGCTATAATTTACATCCTATATCTCTAAGAGTAACCTTTGTAACATACTGTGTTCGCTAAAGAATTTACAGAGGAACTTTTAAATGAAGGTTAACTACGTGCCGGTTTTGAATAAGTGTTGACACTGCCTAGATAATATGGTAGTATTTGGCTTTGTTAAAAAAATAAGAAGATTGTTTATGAGGGTTTTGGTAGCCTGCGAATACAGTGGCATAGTTGAGGCTATGGCAACTCAATGGGGAGGAGAGAATGGTTAGCATACCAATGGAGATAGGGGAAGAGCACAATGGAATGGTGGTTATAGGAGACTCTGGTGAGAGGACCAGACTTGACAGTATCCTATGGAATGCCCAGTGTAAGCGATGTGACCACATAATGACAGCCACAAGGGGTAATTTGGTTAGGGGTACCGTGGAGGACAAATGTGCCTGTGTTCATACCATAACGCCTGTGAACACCACTCATGGCCTAGCCTATACTCCTGAGTATTGGGCATGGACAGCGATGAAGCAGTCTTGTAGCAACCCTAACAATATCAGGTTTATGGAGTACGGTGCCAGAGGGGTTAAGGTGTGCAAGGAATGGGAAAATAGCTTTATGGCCTTCTACCGGGATATGGGAGAGAGACCGGGAAAGAAGTATAGAGTTGACCTAATAGACCGTGATGGTCATTTTACTCCAGACAACACAGAATGGGTGATCCGTAGAAAACCACGAGAAGAGAGAACCGGGGTGGTTCAAAAGCCCAACGGCCTGTGGTATGCTAAACTGGTCACTAACGACCACGGTGTCCTAAAACTTGGTCATTATAAGGCTTGCGAAGACGCCCAAAGCATGCTAGAGTGGGTGTCAAATCACCCTTTGTTCGATAGGTATATTCGTAAGAAAAGAGGGGGCACTAGTAGCAAATACAAGGGTGTGTGCTGGCTTAAGGGTGCCCAGAGGTGGAAAGCATACCACCCTAGAACTGGGAAGTCCTTGGGGTGGCACAAGACAGAGGAGCGTGCTAGAATGGCCGTCGAGGCTTATTGTAGAGAGGTAGGAGAAGATTTATGAGAACCACTGAGGAAAAACTAATGACAAAAGTCAAGAAGGTAACAGGTTACCAAACAAGCGACGGTGTTGTCCATCAAGACCTACATAATGCCAGTAGGCATCAGGCTAAGTTAGAATTACAAGAAGCTGTTCAGCATGATGATAATTTTATAAATGGAGAACTAACCTTTATAGGCGTTGATGAGTTAACGGACTTTCTTGAGAGACATAGCGGATTGGTCTTATCCATAATGAGCTGGTCTTATGAGAGGGGGCTATGAGCTATTATCAGAAGAGCTTTCTTATCACCAAGTTGTGGCTGAGGGTGGTGTGCCTTGCCTGGGCGGCTTAACTACCCAAGAGTTAGTACAGGGCTGTGAAGCGTGGTTTGGCATCAAACTTATAGATTCATATTAAGGAGGTAAGTAATGAAAGCGAGTATAAATAAGAGTACAGATGATTTAATAGAGGCATACAGAATGCGTGCTGGCCAAGTTGGAGTTGGTATACACGGTAGTATATATCTTAGAGTTGCTACAGGTGTTGTCCAACTTAGCGGGCATAACAATACTTGATGCCGAGAGGGGGTAGAGTGCAAAACTCTGGTGAAAGTATTGCCACCCGGAAGCAAAATAACACTTGAAACGGAGGTTTAATAAGTGGCAGCGATAAGAATTGATTGGGACCTATTATCAACATACTACTGCCCAGACTTGGAAGTGTATACTGGAAAACTCCCTACAGAGCAAGACTGTCAAGAGGTATACAAGACAGTGCATGAAGAGATGGAAGCGTGGGGTTATCAAGTGGTCGGTATTGCTGATAACTATAGATATATCATGGTAGTGGAGGTACAATGAGAAATGTAGCGTTATTTCTATTAATATTAACTGTCCTAACAATTGTCTCAGGCACGGGATTACTAGCGACGAGAGAGGTTGGCAATGAACCAAAACCTGTTGTTTTGGAAGTTAACCCTTATGAGCCACAAGACTTTACCTTAGAAAATGGTAGGATTGTAAAAACTATCTGTGTATTGCCAGATACAATGTACTTGAAGATGAATAAAGACGAAGTCGTTGTGTATATAATTACGTGTCAAAACGAAGTAGTGAATTGGACAATCCCACATCCAACAGTGTTATAAAGAAGATATAATGTTTAAAATTATAGTGGCCGGGGGTAGGAATTTCCACGACTTTAGTGTTGTGGTAACGTACCTTGACAGGTTATTAAGGAAGAGGTTGCAAGAAGGCGAGGAGTTGATTATAGTCTCGGGTGCCGCTCCTGGGGTTGATAAACTTGGTGCGGATTGGGCGCACCTCAATAAAATAGATGTGAAAGAGTTTCCCGCACCTTGGGATGATATAGAAGGCAAACCTGCCTCCCAAATTGGAGTGACCATAAGTGGGAAGAAGTATTGGAAACGAGCTGGGCACGTAAGGAACAAACAAATGGCAGAATATGCAGATGGTCTGATAGCATTTTGGGATGGTCAAAGCAGGGGCACAAGTGATATGATCTCACAGGCAAAGAAACATAAGCTAAAAGTGAAGGTGGTTAAAATATAAATTTAGATATAAAAGAGGATTCGTGATATGACCAAGCCTATAGAAAAGACAGTTAATGCACGTATAAAAATTGACCCTCGGTATGTCCTGGGCGAACTTTATGAAAGACTTAAAGAGAAAGCAAGTGAAGGAAAATACTGTCTTAGTCACATAAACTCAGAAGGGCGCTGGGTTGGATATTTAAAGTCGTCACCCAAGTTAGTCGGGTCTACGGTTAAGTTTGCAACGAAAGAAGAGAAGCGCATTCAGGAGGCTATTGAGGTTGTGATGGCTTTCTGTGCGAAATGCGATGATTAAAATATTTATTATTGTAGTCTTGGCGGTGATAATATACACCGCCGTAAGACAATTTATTTGTAGAAAAAGTTAGCCTCCATAAATTGGGGCCATCCTCATAATGCCTATAAACATGAGCGTGAAGTAAACCGCTACGATTGCTAGCACCGCCCAGCCGGCTATTTTTAATCCTCGTTTCATATCCCTTCCTCCCTAATTGATATTCCTACCGGAAACAAAGGAACTCCATAAGAGGTCAGTGTCTGATACCTCACGGTAAGCATATTTCCCAGTAGTTGATCTAAGTTTTCAAATTGCCAACGTCTTTGCTCTGTTGTCCCCTTACACACAGCTTCGAATGTGCTGTGAGGGTTGTTTTCGTCTACAGGTGTGTTTTGGTCGGTTCGGCACACGAATACGCATTGCCCTTTAAACTTGCCTCTGCCTTCCCTGCCACCAATAATTTCAAACTCTGCATCATGGAAGTCTTTCATTTTAAGGAGATCTGTTGATCTGTTCTTAAACTTGTAGGAGCCAGAAGAGTTTCTAATAATTGTGCCTTCATACATCATACCAGGTCCAACAAATTTAGAATGTGCCTTTTGAATCCCCTCTTCACTTTTAACCTTCAGTGTGGTTACAAACTTTATATGTGTTTTTTGGTCTAAACTCTCCCACCTGTCATATAATGCGGATGCTCTGGCCGCAAACCCTGCACTGATGTCTAACCCCCTGACTACAGGAAAGTCGTAGACATGGTATTGCAGCTTGTCGCGGCCTTTGTCGGTCTTCTCATTCCGAACGATAGACGTGATCTCCTCGAAGGTCAATTCCTCACTAAATAATTCCCCATCCACAGTCTCACCAGGTTCAAGCATCTCCAGAAGTCCGCTCGTAAGATGATCCAAAGTTTTAAAATACTTGCCTCCACGGCTAGTATATTCAATCACATCACCTTCTTTTCTAGTAGCTAAACACCGTATACCATCAAGCTTAGGCTGTACATAGCAAGGAAATCTAATTTTGCTTTTCTTATCAGGGTATTTGTGTGCCAACATTGGCAAGGGTATGGTTGGCGCATCCGACAACTTATTAATATCTTCTACATACTGTTTGTCTTTTTTCTTATTCCATAGCGATTGGGCTTCAGAAATAGCTTGTTCAAAGCCTGTTGTCTCGTTGGCTCTGCCTACGTTCTTGGGCTCTGTTGCTTTTCTGGACTCTTGTTTCTTACCATCAACATATCCATGTAGTGTTACAACGCAACCAGTATTGTCACCATTATCCATAGCACTAGTTTGCCATTCCTTTACTTTGCCGTTTGAAGCAAGACCATATAAAGTAGGAAATTTTTTTACATCATTCATAGTCATCAACTCCCCTAACTAGGTCCTCATAATCCCTTAGAAGACAAAGGAGTTCTCCCAGAAAAGTATGTTCATAGCCTTCCAGGTAGCCCAGCAACCCCACTGTGGACTCCCCTGATTGAGTCATTCCACAATAAGCAAGCTGTTGTAACTCGCCAACCTTTGCCAGATCTAAAAGTTCTTCTAGCATCTCTACCACTTCGTTATTGGGCGGCAATGATGTATTAACTTGCCTGAATGGCCTAACATTGTTTCTCGTACCATCTTTTTTATCCAAATCAAACCTCCTTTAAAAACTCATCTAGGAGTTGCCTCATCCTGTCAGAGAGGATAAGTAACTTCATTTTTTTACCTTCCCTGACGCTGCCCCTAAAAATAAATTGAATAAGCTCGGACAATGCAAATTGGTCAGGGTCTACATGAACCCCATTTTTTGATAAAAAGCTAGAGACCATTAAATGTGGGTATATGTTACAACAGTAAAAACAAGTATTATAATTCTTGTAGTCATTAGATGCTCTCATGTTCTTAGGGACAAAAGGGCTTATTAATATCTCTTTGTCGTTTTTTTCAGGTTTGGAGTATCTTGGACCCCTCAATGCTTCTTCGTATTGTTTGAATGTTGTCCAAAATATTTTATCAGATTTAGGGAGCTTTTTGGCGGTAGCTGTAAGGCTCCTTCTTATGGTGCTTAGCTTATTTTCATTCCTTTCATACCAACTTACAGAAAACGTAGCAGGATAGTATCTGCCGCTTACAGTGTGTAGGTTCTGTATTGTTTTGGAAGGCTCTAAAAACTCTATGCTGTTCTTTAAAGTTTTAATTCCAACTTCAGGAGGTTCAATAGCATCTGTCAACACTTCGTATTGAATGTCTTTTAACTCCAACCATCTCGCCATTATGCTACCGTTGAACATATAGGTTAGGATGGTGCATTTTGAGAACGCCTTCCACACTCGGCTATTCATGATACGTAACAAGCAGTTACTGTGATAATAAATAGACTCGTCAGAGCATAAATCGAACACCTCTTGGTCCCTGCCTCTGTAATCAGAATAGTCGGGGTTCCATCGGACTTTATAGCCATCCAAGGCTACCCTGCCTGAGTCAAGCAGTATCGACACATCATTGCTTGACAAGTCTTGATAGGGCTCTATAGGCTGGATTGTCTCGTCTAATATTAGGCAGTATCCGTGTTTCTTTATGTCTTCTACTAGATCATTGCCAGCTAGACTCAACAAGCTATGACTAACAGCTACATTCTCTCCTTTAGCTATTAGCCTTTTTAAGCTTTCAGATTTATTAGGCAAAGGCTTGGGTGTTTTAAATTGTAAAGAAGGCAAGGCCCTTTGGACCCTGCCTTTATTTTTTCCATCGCCTACTTCAGCAAGATACGGTGAACAATAAATATACTTACTGTTTGAGTCTGATTTCATTAACTCAAAAGCGTAAGTAGTCTTACCGCTCCCCGGTATTGAATCTATTACTGTCGTGTGCATCAATTGTATACTTAAGCCGGGAGTACCACGACTACAACACGCTTACCGGTGTCTCGATCCATACCTGCGGCGAATGAGTATTCTTTGGGACATTCATGTTGTAGAAACTGATAAGCTTCAGGTTGGGTATTGAACACCAGTTGCTTGTATTTGGGCTGTTCTTGCGCTTGTTCTTGGCTCTCCTCTGTTGACTCGTTAACAGTAGTTTCCTCTGATACGGTTTCTTGATTAGTTTGCTCTGTCATGGTATTTCTCCTTTCTTTGGTTAAAATTCAAGGTAGGGGTCTCCCACCGATACTACGTTTAATCCTATTTCAAGCCATTTCCTTATTACGCTAGGGCGGTCATCTATGGCGCATACAATATTCCAATTTGGTTCAATATCTTTCCAAAAAATACGTTCTTTAATAACCGTGTCTCGCTCCTTATTACCAGCCGGCCTCATGTGAAAAGCATGATGGACTATACCATTACGAGTAAGCCACTCCTTGCTCTCTTTGTAGCAACAACCATCTCTACCAGACATCACAACTATTGCATAACCTTGGGACTCAAAACCCTTGACCATATCAACTACATGAGGACGCGGTTTGTCTAGCCCCACTTTATCCCATTCATATGGACTTCTTATGCCCTCCATAGATGCCAGCGTGCCGTCTAAGTCAACAAGTACGGCTTTAGGCAGACTCTTGTTTGGTTCATACAGGCGGAGACCTTTGTATTCCCTCCACTTCTTATACATCCTGTATATGACATCCCTCCCTACTCCATTTTCGCGAAGTTGATCATTTTTGTATGCAACTTCTAAAGAGGTAGGAAATTCAAGTGTCGAAACCTTGTACCCCATCTTGGTAAGAATGTACTCCCACCGCTCCCTAACTTTTTCATTTAAATTGGTGTCAGAAATAATAACATTCTTGCCTTGTTTTGCTGCACTTTCAGCCATAGCAGTTTGTACATCAGTTACCATGTCCTCTTTAGCCCTGGTAAATTTATAGTCGTGCCAGGTGCTTGCCCCAAACAAAGAAAACCTTATATCATCTCTGTTTAAATTTACCCACCCGCCAGATTTGCAAAGTTCTTTAGCCTTTGTACTTTTGCCCGAGCCGGGGATACCAACTGTAATGATGGCTTGCATTAATTAAACCCCTCCATGTTGGATTTTAAAAAAGTAATCTTATATTTTAGGCTGAAATTATGAAAAGCCTGACTAGGCGTTGAATTGAATTTCCTTGCTTGGAACAGCATGGGAGCATATATCTTATGGTACGTGTTAACTTGAATAGCGAACTCTTTTTGACTTTCTATATGTGACAAAGCAGAGTATGCGGTATCCATATCAACCTCGATCTTTTGGATCAATCTACTGTACCTTTCGATAGTGTCTGCATCTTCAGGGTAATACCTCAAATACTCTTCTTGCTCATTTAACAGTATTAATTCAAGTATTCTCTTAGGACTAAGCCCTTCCCCTTTTAGCCTATGGACAGCTACGTACTGAGGAGATTTTATTTTGCAGACTGGGACCCCTAGCTGATTATAGAGTACGTAGCCCTCATCTAAATCTTTTAATCTTTTAGAAGCCTCCACGCAATGTTCCACTGTGTCAAATTTATATTCCTTAGCTACGTAGCAGCCAAGTCGTTTGACATTACCAACTACTGGGTCTCTATAATATTTGCCTGTTTTATTAGCCCTGGCTACCAAAAAATGAAGCTTGTACCCATCGTACACCTTGACGACTCTGTTCTCTCTACAAGTAAGCTCGCATATGTAGGTTTTCTTTGGATCTAAAAACTTTTTACACCTCTCATCAAATTGAAACATGTCTTTGCAATGGAGGGCCTTCAGTACAAGGTCTCTGAATGTAACACCATACCCATTACACTCAGCTTCAGCGAAAGCTGTGCCCCTGGTTGCGATATACCAAAACCCTCTACGAAAATACAGTTTAATTAAGGAGCCGTCCACTTTCTCGAAGCAATAAGTCTTGGAAAAATCTATATTATCTTCAGTGGCGTCTGCTTCACCTAGATTAAAAAATCTATCAAAGCTGCGAGACACTGGCCTGTAGCTGCGACTATCAAGTATTAACCCTCTGCATTCCTTGACAATAGGATGTGTCTTGGGAGAATTGATCTGGCTGTAGTTGAGCACTAAGAGTTTGTGACGCGGATACTCTTTTACGTTTATACTGTACTCATCTTTAAGGCTTTCAACGCCATGCTCTTTAAGGTACTCTGTAACCAGCATTCACCTCTCCTATAGTTTTTCTCTGCTAACTAGCCTAGCCAGCCTAATATTGTACTTGCCTTTCCCATGTAGCTTGTCTACATAAGCTTGCGCGTCTTCTCTTCTTAGCCTATGAACAAAAATTAAATCAAAGAATGCGTTTACATAATAAAACCTGCTAGGTGAGGAAAACTGCTCACTGCTAGCTTCTGATCTGGAAACCTTGGTTATCTTCGGTCTCCTCATTAATCGACTCCTGAATTGTGTCTATGACTGGCCCCAGTTCTTCTTCCGACATTTCAAACTCATCATCGGAATAAAGCTCCATAGGGTACCAACCTGTTGCGTTACTAATACTCATCAGAATCGACCCGTCCGTTTTTTACCACGTTTAGGTCCAGATCCTTGCGTGTGCTTGTGTTGTCCAATGTTTTGGTTCTTATTATGTGGGGCAGGTTCAGGTTCATCCACAACCTCACCCAAGATTTTTCGAACATTGTTGACTGTGGCGGGTGCCGACTCGATCTTGGCACCAACACCATGAGCCAGAGCCTTCAAGTCTTCCCAAGGAAGGTTTTCTAGCCCAATGTCCAGGTATTGCTGGACATCAAACACCATGTCCACGTTCCAAAAATTAACTGACAATCCTTCGTTAACTTGCATCTCAAACACACCTTGGTGTGGCACGGTCCATCCGCTTTTGATTAATTTGTTATATTGTTCAAAAAAATCAGTAACGCTACGTGCAATAATTTTTTTCGTTTCTGCTTCTTTCAAAACACACCTCCTTCCAGTTTTTATGGGCAGTATACCGTAATGTTAAGGTCAGGGCAAGTGATTTTAATAATTTCAGCAACTCTGTTCCAGTCCCCTCCAGCCAACCCACACCCTAGCTTGGGTATCCCGATACGCTCTTTTGGTAAGCCTTGGTACTCTAGGATGTGGTTCACCCTCCTGATGTCATCAGCCATTGCATTAAGCGCCATTTCAAGGCTTTTGTAATCAAGTTGGCGCTGATCCCCTCCATAACCATACTGGCCGTACAGATTGTAAACCGTAGGTGTGTAGTTAGGAGGAATGCCCCCGATATTGGTTGTTTTTGTGAAAGTGCCAAGTTTTCCGGCATAGCCTTTCTCAGTTACCATGTCAACTTCTCTGGCCTCGGGGAAGGCTGTGACAATGGCCTTGGCCACACCGGCCCCCATAGTGTTGAAACAATTGCAGCAGTGTGCTATGACATCCACATCGTTATTTTTGGCCGCCACAATGAGATCTTTTCCGCTTATTACTATTGACATAATTTCCCTCCATTACGTAGTATGATACCACAGTTTTAGGGATTGTCAATGGTTTCCTTACACTTCTTAACCATAATAACTACCGTTTGTCTGCTATTATTACCGTTTATGCGTTACTGCTTAGAAAGGGGTTTACAAATTGAAAAAGTGTGGTATCCTGTAACAGTTGGTTTAAAAGCCCTCGTAGCTCAGATGGATAGCAGCAACGGCCTTCTAAGCCGTAAGTCGCAGGTTCGAATCCTGCCGGGGGTGCCACCTTGAATAACAATTACAGCTAGTTTATTCGATCAAGTACGGTTGACACTAGCCGTGAACATGCCCTGTTAGCTCAATTGGTAGAGCTACCGCCTTGTAAGCGGTAGGTTGGAGGTTCAAGTCCTTCACAGGGCACCATCTACAAAACGCAACCGAACTGAAAAAGCATATCAAACCCAGGCACTGTCCCGCCCTGACAACCTGGTAGGGAGGAGGGCTGAAGACATTCAGTCTCTTGTCGATACGGGTCAGCTTAAGCGACTGACTTCCCGGTGCTATGCACTGGGCCAACAATTATAGGGAGCCTGACGAAAGAGTGCATCACTCTAAGCTGGTCAGCAGACACCACATTATCACTTCAAGGTCAATTAGTCAAACAGAATCACTATTCCACTAACAACCTGAACAGGTGTCTCCTCCCTATAATGGGCTAAGTGTGTCCAAAATTTGTGGATAGTTATTATAATGAATAATATTTAGATTTTTTATAGATAAAAATAATAAGGTGAGAACATGAGGTGTGTAGCTTGTAACCGGATACTTTCGATTGAAGAGCTTATCGTAGACAGGCCAGGATTGAAGGAGCCAGAGGACCTTTGCTATGTGTGCAGGGGTTCAATAACGGTCAGTGAGTTTGATAACTATAACCCCAGGTTTAGGCAGTTCGAGGGTATTAGACCCGGCCTGACTAAGCCGTGTCACTCAAATGATGAGTAATTACCATTCAGCGGATTAAAAGCCCCTTTCGTCAAAAAATAGTTGACAACCTATAACTACAGTGGTACAATAGTAAATGTACAGTGAGAAATATGAATAAAGATCTTGGAAAAGAAGTAGAAGACTTACTGGAGAAGTCGCGAGCGTACAAAGGCTCCACCTCTCGGCTGAGGAAGGAGATCACAAAGGTTTCCCTTTTGACCCAACCTGCTGTGGAAATCCTCTATAGGCACTTGAACAGTGAGAGGGTGGCGGTAGAGTTGGTCAAGGATGCAAAATGGGTGCTAAGCACTGCCGGACGACTTTTCCCAAGACAGCCCGCTCTTTCGCTATGGGTCAAGACCCGTAAGGCGGCCTCTTCAACAACTTCGAAAAAGACTGGTGCGAAGCCGAAACCTAAAAAGCCGGTTTCGGCGGGGAAGAAAAAACCGGACTCTAGGCCGGAGGAGAGTCAGTCCGAGGTCAGGCCCCAAAGCAATTTTAGCTTAGACTACGAACCGCTGGAAAGCGACAAAGAGAAGCAGGCTGATAAAGCTGAAGCTACAAATGGTGAAGATACAGAATTTTAAATACCGGGGGTAGCGCAGTTGGGTAGCGCGCCTGCTTTGGGAGCAGGATGTCAAAGGTTCGAGTCCTTTCTCCCGGACCACATGAGGGGCAGGTGATGCTAGTATGCCTTTGTAAGAAAGTTAGCGATAAACAGCTTTTTGCTAGGATTGCTGATGGTTGCACTCAAATAGAACAATTAAAAAGTGAACTTGGCGTTTGCACCCAGTGTAAAAATTGTGAAATCTTTATTTCTCAACTTTTGAAAGATTATTTAGCGCGACGCACAACAACAATAAACAATAAAACCGATGAGGGCTCTATGCTCAGGATCAATCAGGATGATTGCTAATGACTGTACCCCGACTGTGAATCTCCATAACAATTAATATCTAATAAAGGAGTCGCTTGGGTTGATCACCAAGCGTTGTATACCCCAAGGCAAGCAGCTTTGGGTTGGACGGCCAATCAGAGTATGCCGTTTCTGGGCTTGGTAACAAGTCAATGTTTTTGGCCCTGTTTGGATTGAGGATTCTCGGTCGCAGGGCTTTTTATTATTAATAGAGAGCCACTACGCCTATCCTTTAAGCCTTGGCCATGGGCCGCGTAGCAAGCATGGCGACAGTGGAGCGCAACCTCAGTGGTTGTTTTTATTTGCGGGATGGCGCAGTCTGGTAGCGTGTCGGGCTCATAACCCGAAGGCCGTGGGTTCAAATCCCTCTCCCGCAACCATACTTATTGGCATGTAGCTCAACTGGCAGAGCTTCCGGTTGTTAAGTATTCTTAGCCATGCCAGCCAATTGATAGGAGGACGATATGTTGTAACACTCTCAACGAAGGTACAACAATGTCACGTTCTTACAAGAAGACTCCGGGGATTTGCGACCGCAATCCCTTTATGAAAAACTATTCCAACCGAATCATTAGAAGAAAACCAATTTCCTATGAAATCGCAAACGGTGGCGCTTATCGCAAGATAATGTGCTCCTATGATATATGCGATTACAAGTTTCTATACCATGGTGGAGATCACGCCATTAGGCAAGAGATCTCCAATCACTTGTTATTTTTAAGCAACGAAGATGCCGATAAAGAATATTATCGTTGCAAAACTAAGTGAATTACTATTAGGCAAAGTACCAGACTGGCTATACGAAAAGCTTACTGGGAAAACTGATAACTGTCAAAATAGGTGCGTAGTGGCAACAAAATCTTTTAAAAATCATCCCGTAGCCGGTTTAGTTGAGAGCATCAGAATAGAAGATGTCCAAGCCGGCAACCCCGCCAAAGTACATAAAGTCCCGAAGGGCTCCTCAATAAAAGCCGTAGGTAGTGGAAGTGCCACGGTATACACTACTACATCCCCTCGATCTCTTTCAGATCAAGACACAACCGACTCCGATATAGAAAATAGTACTAACGCAACATGGGATGCTTGGGCCACTGGTGCTGCTGCTGGTAATTCCCAGGAGACAACAGACCACCCCGTTGAAACAGTTGCGCTAGTAGTTTCTAGTGGAACATGGACTTTAGAAATAGCAGTTTAGATTAGAGTGATGTTTTATGTCGAGCCCATTTGAGATAGTTAAAAGGTATTACGAAGGATTCAAAAACATAATGGGCATGTTAGTTCAGGATAACACTCCAATGGGACAAGCGCTGTTTCAGCAAGCTCACGAAGCAATGGCTAAGAAAGCTCAAGTAGGTGGTCTTGGCGGATCAATACTAGGAGCTATATGGGCTGCTATTGGTGAAAATGCTGCGACGTTTGGTGTTTTATTTGCGGGCGTCAGCATGATATGCACTATAACAGGCTCTGTTTGGCTTATTAGGCATAAACGTTACCAGATAAAGCTTACGAAAGCTCAGTTGAAAAAATTAGAAAGAGACCTAAGAGAAGAGGAGTAGTTCAGTGACTGTTAGACCTAGATCGCCTTTTCAAGAAAAATATTTAAAGGCAGATGCTAGGGTAATGGTAGTAGGCGGTGCGGCGGGTTGCTTACCGGCAGACGCGGAATACTTATCGGAGAGTGGCTGGAGAAGTATTTCTGATTACAATGGTGGAAAAGTCGGAGTTGTACGCCTATCAGAATCTGATAAAGATTTTGCAGAGCTAAGCTTTGAAAAACCTAAAGGCTTTGTAAACCTTAGTTGCGAGGCCATGAGGCATATTCGCTCCACAAGGTTTGGTATGAAGTTGTCTGACGAACACAAGGTTGTTTATTGGAATGACAACACACAAGGGTATAGGGTACTCCCATACTCTGAGGTCTTACAACAGCATGACAAGTCCAAGACCAAGGGTTGGACCGGTAAAATTAAGACAAGCTTCAGCAAAGTATCGGGCAGAAATGGCATACCTCTATCAGAGGGCTATTTGAGACTACAAGTTGCAATAATGGCAGATGGCTGTTTCGTGCCTGAAGGTGCAAACAACTGCTGTGCTGTTTACTTATCGAAGGAGCAGAAAAAAGAAAGATTTGAGGAGCTTTGTAAGAAGTTTAACATTCCGTTCAAATACGCTGGCTGGAGGGAAACTGACAAGTATTCTACGGGCGGTATTCATAAGTTTATAGTTTGGCCTCAGTTGAGGCAGAAAAAGTATACTGGGGTCTTTTGGGAAGCAACCCAAGAACAACTAGATATTATAGCCGATGAAGTGCCGCACTGGGACGGGTCTATAGTAAGAAATTCAACCTCGGACACGTACAGATACTTCAGTAAGCACAGAGAGAATGCGGATTTCATACAGTACGTTTTTTCCTCCCAAGGACGTACCGCTACGATAAACAAAGACAAAAGGGAAGAAGGCGACTGCGGGTTTACAGTAAATTATAATGCAGCGGGAGGCGGGTTTAGGTCATTCGCTAATAAGGACGGCAAGTGTGAGGTAGTTACCGAGCCCACACCTGACGGAAGAAAGTATTGTTTTGAGACCAGCACAGGCTTCTTCTTAGCGAGGTATAATGGAAGAATCTTTGTTACTGGCAACTCTTCCAAGTCTTATGTCGGATTAATGCGACATGCTAGGTTTATAGAAGATCCCCATTACGTTGGGTATGTTATTCGTAAAAACGCGAGCATGATTATGTCAACAGGCGGCTTGTTTGACGAGGCCGTTGAGTTATACAGGGAAATAGAGCCTGGTATTGGTATAAAAACCAGAGACAAGAAAATAATATTTCCGTCTGGTGCTCAGGTTGCGTTTAATCATTATGAAAATGACACAGCTGGCGAAGAGCTTTATCAAGGCTTGCAGATAACAAACATAATGTATGATGAGGCAACCCAGGCTGATGAAAAGCACATTTGGTGGTTGCTTTCTCGTATGAGGTCAAAAGCCAATTATGATGGGTCGATGTGGTTAACATGCAACCCAGACCCGGATTCTTTTATAGCCAAGTGGATAGACTGGTATCTCATACCTGAGAAGGATGAGAATGGAAACAAGAACAAACATGCAGGGCGACCAGATCCTGCAAAAAACGGTGTTGTCAGATATATGCTCCGTAGGGGCGATGACATAGTCTGGGCAGACACGAAAGAAGAACTTATAGAAAAGTATCAAGTACCAGGCCGTGCCCCAGTCAGACCAATTTCTTTTATGGGACTTTTTGGTACTATTGATGACAACCCGCCGCTAAAAGAGATGAATCCAGACTATAAGACAAACCTGGAGTCATTGCGGAGAGTTGAAAGGGAACGGCTACTGCATGGTAATTGGTATGCCAGACCAGAAGCGTCTGGTCACTTCAAAAGACAGTGGCTGGAAGAAGAGTTAGAAGAGCCCGCAGCTTGTGATATTGTTCGAACAGTGAGGGCTTGGGACTTAGCTGGGGAGTTAAAGTCGGAGACAAACCCTGATCCTGATTATATTGCTTCAGTTAAAATGTCGCTTTTGAGAAATGGGCGATACTTTATCCATGATGTCTTACGATTCAGAGCGAGGTTTGGTGACTGGGTAAACAAGATTGTAGAAGTTGCTAAAAGGGATGGAAGAAGGGTTGACATACTTATCCCGGAAGATCCCAATGCGAGTGCGAAGGCTGCATCCAGAATGTTAGTAAATGACATCATTTCTCACGGGTTTTACGCCAAATGTAAACCAACCAATAGATCTAAGCTGGACAGGTACCGGCCCTTTGCAGCCTCGGCCAAAAATGGTAATGTGTCTATTCTAGTTGGCTGTGCCAATGATGAAGAAAACAATATACAAAATGATAATAACTTTTATTATGCGGAACAAGAAGTGTTTAAAGGCAATGGCAAGGACAGGCACGATGATATGGTTGACTCTACAGCGGATGCTTTTACAGAATTAGCGGCCAAGCAGGTTATACCCACATTCAGTTTGCCAATGTTTTCTAAACAAAATGAGTTTAACAGGAAAGTAATAGGATAGCACTATGCCCGATGAACCGTTAGATGTGCCTAAGCCTGGATCTGACATGCAGCTCAGGTTGTCCAGCGAGAAAGGTTACACCGGTCTCAGAGCGATAGACGGTGTTATCTATGAAGATAGTAGGAGAGCGCTACAGTGGCCTCAGTCAAATAAGACATTTAGGGATATGTCGAATGATGTAACAATCGGTTCGGCACTCTCGTTGCTCGAAAGAATGATAACCAGAGTCCCTTGGCATGTAGAGCCGCCAGCATCTCCCACAGAAGAACAACAGAGGCAGGCAAATTTTGTAACGCAGTGTATGGATGATATGACGCATTCGTGGCTGCAAATGATAAAAGAGATTACCAGTACCTACACTTACGGACATTGCGTGCTAGAGAAAGTTTTTAGGCGTAGACGCCACAAGAATGGATCTAAGTACAATGATGGGCTAATTGGTATAAAAAAACTCCCTATACGGTCCCAGGAAACAATATCTAAGTGGATTTGGAAAAACGAAGGCAGGGAGTTGGCAGGTTTAGAGCAGGACACAGCGCTTGTTGTAGATAAAGTAAGATTGGGTTTGCCGAAAGCGAAAATAACAATCCCAAGAAAAAAGTTTTTGCTTTTCAGAACGGATGTTAGAAAAGACAACCCTGAAGGCAGGTCGCCTCTTGCAAAAGTTTGGACAGCATGGCAGTTTAGGAAGGTTATTGAAGAGTCCGAAGCTATTGGTGTTACCAGGGGCTTAGGTGGGATTCCTTATTTTCAACTCCACCCTAAGTTTATGAGCCCTGATGCTACGGCGGAGGAACAAGAAGTATACGAAACTGTAAAAAAGATAGGCAGGAATCTTCATAATAACGAGCAGGCTGCCGTAATTATGCCTGCTTTGTATAACGACCAAGGGAAGCCCATGTTTGATTTCAAGCTAATAGGGCCTCCCAATGCTTCTCAGTATGATACAAATGAGAGCATAACTAGGTGGGATAATAAAATCTTACAAGCCCTGTTTGCTGATATATTGCAGATGGGGAATAATACAGAAGGCAGCCATAACTTAGCGGAGAACAAAGCCTCTTTAGTTGCTATGGCTGTTGAGGACAGATTGCAAGAGATAGCAGACGTTCTTAACCATGAGTTAATACCACACTTGTACGAGTTAAACGGTTGGGACCGTTCAGCTACTTGTAAGTTTAGGTATGGGAAGGTACAAGAGGTTGCTGTTGATAAGTTTGCTGCTGCATTGCAAAGAATCGGTGCAGTTGGACTTGCACACATATCAGTCAATAATATTAACCATATAAACGAACGTCTTGGGCTGCCAGACAGAATCCCAGAAGACACTCCTCTCGAAGAGCTAAGAGAGATGATGAGTAATTTTGATAGTAAGGCTGCGGAAGGTATGAAAGAAGGCACTGGAAGTGGCACGGGCAAATCAGAAAGTGCATCTGATAAATCGGTAGCCAATAAGGAGAATAAATAATGTCGAAAAGTCTAAGGGGGTCTGATGGCTCATAACCTTTACAGACTCGTTGAGAAGATTAAGACAGAGCCCCTGCTGGTTACAGAAGAAGGTCTTAAAACCGCACTTAATTACCTTGAAAGTAGGAATTATCCGGCCTTTGAGATGAGTATTCTTGGGGGCCGGCCTCGACAAAAAGATGAAATCAAGTATGTAGAAGAGAGTCAAACAGGTGTTATCTCGGTACATGGACCCCTCAGCTACATCGAGTACCAGCCCTTGTGCGGTGAAGAACAAACCTCTTATCAGGGAATGGAAGCTCAGTTTGATGCTCTTGTCGAGGCGGGTGCTAAGACTATAGTTTTTGATTTCGATACGCCTGGAGGTATCGCTTACTCTGTCTTTGAGACAGCCAAATATTTTAGGGATGTGGCAGATAGAGTAGGCGTGACGCTTTTGGGTTATGTCGATGGGACAGCGTACTCTGCTGGATACGCCTTGATCAGTGCAATGGATATGATCATAGCAAACCCAGACGCCAGAGTGGGCAGTATAGGTGTTCTGGTGCATCTACAGAACATTAATAGGGCTAAGAAAGCTGCTGGCATTGATGACACATACTTATTTGCAGGTAAAAATAAAATACCGTTTGACAGCGATGGTAGCTTTAGAAAGGAATTCTTAGAAAAAATAGAAAAGGATGTTGAATCAACTTATATAAAATTTGTTGATCACGTAGCTGAAATGACCGGCTTGGACAAACAGACTATCATAAATACACAGGCCGATACATATAATGCTGAAGCTGCCCTGGACATCGGCTTGATAGATGCTACTATGACAAGGGAGGAGTTTTTCTCCTATCTAGCAGACGTATCTGAAAACAGTAAGCAAGGAAAGGGTATGCAATTTTCCAGAAAATTTTTATTAAACAACCCAGAGGATAATAGTGAAAGCATGAGCACTATTGATAAAGAAACTGCCGAGCAGTTGCAAGTACAACTGGCAGAATCACGCTCTAAACAAGAGGCTCTTAGTAACGAGCTTACTAGCTTGAAAGAGCTTAATACGGAACTGACACAAAAGCTGTCCAGTGCAAGTACAGAGCTTGAGTCTATCAAAGCTGAGCGTGAAAAAGAGCAAAAAGAAGCAGCTCAGAAAAAATTGGAACAGAGAAAAACTGAACTTGCAAAGGTAGTCGCTGAAGACAAAGTTGAAGCTTTGTTTGCCAGCACTGAATCTTTGGATGATGAAAGCTTTAACACTGTTCTCGAAGGTCTGAAGGTCGGTGTAAAGGCTGAAGAAGAGCGGGAAGAGTTTAAGGAAACCGGCTTCTCCGCCGAAGGCGACAGCAATTTGCAGGAAGAAAAATACAGTAAGGTTTCTGAAATCATCGACCAGAAGTTTAATAAGTAAAAGTAAAGGACAATATAAATGACAAAAGTAGCAACACGCGCTCCTCGTCTTGGTGATTTGGTCCAGGATGAGTATGGACGCCATGTTGGTTTTTGCAGAAAAACTATTACAGTTAACGAAGCTGCCGAAACTGAGTATAAGATTGGTCGTGTTTTAGGCCGCAGTTTGACTGGCGGCTCTGCCACAGCTACTGCTGATTCCGGCAACACTGGTGACGGTACCATGGGTGCAGTTACTGTGGATGGTAATGCTATTATCGGCAACTATAGAGTAGTTGTTCAAGAAGCTGCTCTGGACGGCGGAGAATTTCGCGTTGAAAGCCCGCTTGGTGATGTTGTTGGCGTAGGCAATGTAGGTGAAGAGTTCACAGGTGGCGGCATTTCTTTCACCTTGTCTGATGGCGCAGCAGATTTTGCTGAAGGCGATTTCTTCATCGTAGAAGTTACAGGAACTGAAAAGTATCATACTATCGGCGCTGAAGATGTTGATGGTAGTCAAGATTTTGCTGGCATCTATATCGGTAGTCCTGATGGCGATAATAAGCAAACCATTGCCGCTGCGACAGACACTAAAGTGGTTGTACTTTGGCGTGGACCAGCGACTATTGGTGAAGATTTGTTAACGTATGGTGCAACAGTGGATACTGATGCTGAAAAGGATACTGTCAAAAAGCAGATAGTAAACGCTGGTTTCAAGATCCAAGAACAGCCTAACCAGTTCGCATAATAACGAAGGAATTAATTAACAATGGCAACAGTTAGAACTACAACTGACGGTTTCAAAGTAACAGATTGGTCCGATGAGATCAACAACATTGACCGTAAGTATAACTTTTTCACTGGCATGGGGATCTTCAGCGACAATTTCAAAGCGACCACTACGATTTCGTTCGATAAAGATATGAACGATCTCACGTTGCTCCCTGATTCTAGCCGCAGAGAGCGAAATGCTAGTAAAGGCAAAGAGCGCAAAGTAGAAACTTTCGTGCTCCCGTTAGGTTACTTCAAGCATGACGATGCTATTACTCCTGAAGATCTTCAGGACGTTAAGATGGCGGGTACCGCTAACGATGTGGAGACTTGGGCCAATATTCGGGCTAAGAAGCTTGAGGATATGCGCTGGAGAGTCATGCTTACCCACGAATACATGATGATGAAAGCTGCGCAAGGTTCTTGCGTAACTCCAGAAGGTACTGTGCTAGCCGACATGTTCTCCGAATTCGGTGTGTCTCAAGATACAGTAGACTTCCAACTGGACTCCAGCACCACAGATGTTGATGCCAAGATTTCTGAAGTAAAGAATCTTGTTCAGAAAAACTTGCTCACAGGTTCTTTGGCAGGCCGTATTCAAATCGTTGTTGGACGTGGCTTCTTCAATGCTCTGCGTAACCATGCCAACATTCGTCAATCATATCTGCACTACCAGAACAGTGGCCGTCAGCGCCTCCGTGACGACTTGGCGCAATACTTCGACTGGGGTATTACAGAGACCTTTGAACATAATGGCGTAGAATTCATCGTTTACGATGCTACATTCAAATTGCCCGACGGCAGTACTGAGGTGTCCACTACGGACAACGAAGGCTATACTGTCCTGCCGACAGCCAGAGACATGTACCGAGCGTACTATGGTCCTGCTAACAAGCTTAGCTTGGCCAACATGCTGGGCAGAAAAATGTTTGCCTTTGAGTATACTGACCCGCGAGACGAGTTTTATGATATGTCAGTGGAAACTTCTCCGCTGTTTATCCCGACTCAGCCAAAGGCTATCGTCAAGGTTACAACTACTCTGCCCTAATAGGCGGTAATGGAGGGGAGGGGGTTCCCCTCCTCCTTCACGCCACACTTTAACCGACTAAGGAGATGCCAGTGGCGTTAACGCTTATTGAACAGGTAAAAGTGATGGTTGGTGATCTAGGCACCACCAGTATACTGTCTGATGATGTATACCAGCATTTCCTAGATAAGTATAATGATAATGTCAACAGAGCATCTGTTGATGCAGCTAAAACTATTTTATTCTATCTGGCTTCATGGCCTACTAGAGAGCGCACTGGAGACATTGAGGTCTGGAGACAGTGGGCATCGAACTATAGGGAAGCGCTAACGTTATTTTTGAACAATGCAGCAGTTAGTCAATATAATCCAGTTCCCTACGCAGGCGGCATAAGCAAGTCTGATATGAAAAATAATGACCTCAACCACGATAATGTCAGGGTCCCTATTTATCAAGGAAAGTCTACTGGCGAGCGTGTATACAATGACCCTGTAAACGATACACGGGATGAAAGTTTAGATTTCTACGACTATGACGACGATAGAAGGTTCCCATGAAGAATGATGTAGCCGATAACAGAGTATGGGACAAAGTTAAAAAAAGACTGTTAAAGGCCAATGCGAGGAAAATAAAAACAGGTTTTTTTGAAGGATCTAGGTACCCTCCAGAAGATGGGGGCTTGCCAGTGGCAACGGTTGCGTTGTACCAAGAAATGGGGACATACCCCATTCCACCCCGGCCATTTATTAGGGAAGGCACAGTGGAGCCTATAAAAAGAGGCAAAGCAGGCGTGCTGAAAGAGATGTCTAGATCGATGAGGCGAGTTGTACGGGGTACGGCGTCTGTAGATGCGGAGTATACAAGGATAGGCGAGAGAATAGAGAATGTAATGAAAGGCGCTATAAGAGACTGGTCTTTCCCTCGTAATGCGCCTTCTACGATAAAAAGTAAAGGTAAAGATGACCCTCTCGTGGACACAGAGAGGATGGTAAATTCCGTTGAATCAATAGTTGAAAGGTAGATATGGCCATAACTAGCCCCTTGGAAGATTTCTCGCCGTCTGGGACATTCAAATCTACCAGCACAGGCAGGACAACCTTGGTTGTAAATAGGGTTGCCCAAGGCTCTCTTGTAAATCATAGGTGGGTTGAAGGAAATGTAACCCAAGTGACTATAGAAGGAGTCAACATACAGCCCATGAATGAACGGGAGAAGCTAATTTTTCCAGAGTCCGAGAGGACTAAAGAGTGGCTTAAAGTATATTCTCCAGAACTACTTAGAACTTTAAAAGAGGGTGCGGGGGGCTACGCACCCGATACGTTTAGTTTTAATGGTATAGACTACGAAATAAAAAAGGTCAGAAACTACTCAATGGGTGTTCAGGACCATTATAAAGCGCTTGCAGTCAGTATAGAAAAGACACCTAACTAATATGCCTATTTACGATAACGTTGAAGATATATACTTTAGTGCTGCTAACATTGCTGAATTTGCAATTGCAGATACATACCCTAACACCCCTGTTGCCCTGTCTCATGAAAATATCTCAGAACTGCCAGAAAGTTATATATCTGTGTATCCATTGGGTATAAGCCCAATAGGGCGAAAGACAGAAAGTACTCTGGCAGACGAAAATGAAACAATAGTAATAGAATGCAACTATGAAATAAGAGTTCAATATTCATTCATAGGTAGCAACGCTCTCGGCATGGGCCTGAAGTTTTTTCATGCCATAAATAGTAATATTTTGGTTATGGAAGAGCTTATTAAAAACAATTTGTTCGTCCTTAGAAAGGAGAACCTGGTTAAAGTGCCAGAAAAAAGAGAAACTGGTTGGATAGATAAGCATACTTTAGATGTGCATTACGGTCTGGCAATCAGAACAGAACAATTAGTAACAACTGTAGGTACGGTTACTTTCTTGGACCCGGTAACGGGAGAGCAGATAACAGTAACTGTACCCTAAGCAGATACAATTTAAAATAATATAGAGAGGAAACCTAGTGGCGGAAATAGACCAAATTATTCAGGTTCAGATTTCCAGGGAAACGCAAGCAATCGCTACTGCATCTTTCCAGGTACCGCTTATACTTACGGAGCACACTGCTTTTGTTGAAAGAGCTAAAGAGTATACAGACCTTGAAGCAGTGGAAGTAGATTTTGCTGTAGGAAGTACGACACACACAATTGCTAGTAAAGTCTTTGGTCAAACTGTAAGACCACCTAAAATAGTAATTGGCCGGAAAGCAGCAGACCCCGAGACTTATGATCAGGCGTTACCTCTGGTAGAGCAAGAGAACAACGACTGGTACTGTTTGATTTGCGAATCGCACCTGGATGCTGACATACTTGCCCTAGCTGCTCTTATTGAAGCTAGACGCAAGGTGTATGCAACAGCTACACAAGACCCGGATGCTTTGCTGGCGGCAACAACAGACATCACTGGTCAGTTGTCGGATTTAGGCTACGAGAGAACGTTCATTACTTATCATTCTGCCGCAGACACCTCTTTTCCAGAGGCCGTGTGGGTAGGTGATCAACTTCCGAGAGTGCCCGGTTCAAACGATTGGACACTTAAGAGTGGCAGTGGACTAACCGCAGACAATTTGACAGACACAGAAAGAGCTAACTTAAGAAGTAAAAATTCTAATATGTACACAAGTGTAGCTGGTGTTTCTGTGTTCCAAGATGGAGATATGGTAAGCGGCAAGCCTATTGATGAGCAGATCCTTATTGATTGGACTGTTTCTCGTATGCAGGAGGCTATATACTTTCGACTGATAAACAGTTTAAAGATTCCGTATACAAGAGCCGGATTCACTATTATAGAAAATGAGATGAGAGCTGTTTTGGCGCAAGGGGTTGCTAACGGTGGCTTTGCAAATAACCCTGCACCAACAGTAACTGCTCCAGACCCTTTGACCATCTCCGATACACTACGAGCGGCACGAACCGCAGGCGATTTCTTGTTCACTGCCCGCTTGGCCGGGTCTGGTCGCAAGTTCATCTTGAAAGGTACACTAACAGTTTAAGGGCTATATTAAATGACGGATACAAACTTAGGTACATACAGCCCGGAAGAGATTCAAGTAGTTATTAGTGTGGGCGACATAGTCCACACGGTAAGCGGCTACATGGATGGGACTTTTGTTAATATAAGTCGGGAAGTCCCTCTCTCTACTCTGTATACGGGTGCCGACAACAGCGGAGCTAGAACCCTTAGAACAAATAGATCAGCCAGTATCACTCTGAGCCTGCATCAGTCTTCCTCTAGTAATGATGTGTTAACACAGCTTTACTTGAATGATCAAGATGCCAGAGACAATACTTGGCTATTTAACATTCTGATCAAAGACAACTCAGGCAGATCTATTTACCAGGGCAATCAGTGTTTTATTGGGGTTTTGCCTGACAGTGCATTCTCTACTGAAATTGAAACAAGAGAGTGGACTCTACAGGTTCGGGATCTTGAGCAGAAGCTTGGCGGTAACGCTCAGTTTGCTCCTGATGCTGAAGCTAATCTGATAGAGCTTGGTGCTGATATAGATCCACGCTTCGCTTCTTAAGACATACGAACCACAGGCGCTCCTTTATGGGGCGCCTTGTTATTTGGGAGTTTTTTCAGATGAGTCTATGGACATACAGTCCCTCTGATATTCAAATTCTTATAGCTGGTATTTATCCCATAGAGGGTTACATAAATGGTAGCTTTGTAAGCGTTGCTAAAGACATCGCTCCGTTCTCATCTGAAAAGGCTTCTGATGGCTCTGTTGGAAGAATCTATAATAATAATGATGACTACACTATAACACTAACCATAATGGGGCAGTCCCCTAGTAATGATGTGTTAACTAAGCTTTGGCAGCTAGATGAGATAACTCAGCGTGCCAAATTCCCACTGCTTATAAAAGATTCTGTTGGCACTAGCTTTTTCTACTCCAGTAACACCTGGATTAGAGCGGTGCCCCCTTTAGAGTACAATGAAACAGAGCTAGAAAGAACCTGGGTATTAAAGAGCAGCCAGGGCACAATAAATATAGGTGGTAATGACGATCCTGGTGATATTTTAGAGGATATTACAAATGTGATAACCAGCTCTCTTCCTACTCTTGAGGGGGTTATTTAATGGAAACAACTATTAATACCTACTCCCCCACGGATGTTTATCTGAATATAGGTAGGTTCACTTGTCAGTCCTGGAAGTCCATTGAAATAGAAAGAACTGTAGGTTTCAGAACTATAAGAGGCATACGGGGTAAAAACACAAGGGTAGCAAACCCAGACACATCAGCAACAATAAGAGTGCAAGTGTTGCAGACTTCTCATACAAATGATGTACTAAGTGCTATTCATGACCAAGATCTCGATGAGAAGACTGGCAGGTTAGAGGTACTTCTTACAGATAAATCAGGAAGTAGTGTTTTTAAAAGCAGTGAAGCTTACCTTATGAAGTTCCCTAGAGCTGTTTACTCAGGGGAGCTTGTATACCATGAATGGGAGATCTTTTGTCAAAAAACTACGAAGTATTTAGTTGGAGGCAATAACAAGCCTGAAACCAAACTGTTTGATTCGCTGACTAGCGCATTATCTGGTTTGATTCAATAATTGAGTGAGGAAATATGGCAGACTTACCAGTAAGACCCGAAAAAGAAGTTGAAGTAGGGGGTGAAACTTTTAAACTTAGGAAGTATTCAACCACTAAAGGTATCAAGTTTGAAAAATATTTGATAAAAATAGCTGGTCCCGCATATATTGAGTCTCAAAAAAGTGAGGATGTTACATTAGCTGACGTGCTGGCTAAAGTTCTTGAGAACTTGGATGAGATAGATGAGAACGTTATCAAAGATATGGTAGCAAGTGCTGTAATCTACCCGGAGATGAGCCCACAGAAATATGAAACACATTTTTCTGGGAAATCCGTTCTACTGTTTAAGTTGCTTAAGGAGATAATCTTTTACAACTTTGAAGATGTTTTTACACTACTCGGTTTGGGAGAGATACCAGAGGAGTAGCCAGCTCTAATGGAGCCAAGCCGAGCTTAGAAGAACAAAATCTTTTGGACACATTCTCTCAGGATTGGCGCATCTTCAGAGTATTAACTTTCAACGAGCCAAGGCTTGCAACTAAATATGAGTTGGATACTATATATACTGTGTCCGATTTGTATGACTTCTTAGAGATAATTGATGCTAAGCAAGCTTTAGACAATATAATAGATAAGAAAGTTAAAGCAAGACAGAGAGAAGAAAAATCTAAAGTTCAGGCCAATAAACGAAAAGGTAGGTAGGGCTAGTGGAAGTATCAAGATTATTTGCAAGCTTCGGTGTAAGGGTTAACAGAGCCGAGCTTAGAAAAATAGATATGGCCCTGGCCGCCATGGAAAGGAAGATAAGGGCCTGGAACAAACGACAAAGGCGAATGGGGCCGATGCTTCGTTTGTCGAATTTTGATGTGGATGACGCCAGACTACGTGTGGTGCTGGGCAACGCCCTTGACAGAGCCAGTAGAAGAGTTACTTTTGAGATAAGTAGATTTGCTGTTAGGCCGGGAGCTGTTCAAGCTGCTGTAAATAGGGCTGCCAGGGCAGGTGTTATCGCCCCGGTACCGGGTGCAGTGGGTGCAGTGGGGGCAGG